TTATGAGCCGAATTGACGCTTGAAATCGTCTATTGCCTGACGAGCTGACGCCTTTATATCGTCAGGCGAGACGCCGCCATCGCGAAGACGGCGCTTGATGATGGGTCCAAGCATCCAATTCGTAGTCTTGTTGATTGCGTCGTCGACTGAAATCTTCAGCGCGTCTTTGACGTAGTCGATGCGGTTGCAGATACGGGCGTAGCCGCTCGACAAAACTGCCCCAGCTTGTGCCCGCGAGGTTGATTCTTGCGTTGCGTCTTTCGGGTTTCTGCGATCGTTCTTTCTGCGCTTCCACGGCACGTCCGGCGCGGCTCCGTTGAAGATGTTGTACATGACCCATCCCCACGACTGGCGGGCGAGTCCACGGCGAACGAGTTTCAACCGATTCTTGCGAAGGTCGCTTTTTGATTTCGCATATACGTCGTACTCCTTGCCGCGCGGAGGTCGCGTCAACTTCCAGCGGCGAAGTTTGCGCCCATCCTTGAGCGTCAACCACTTGTGCTTCGGGTCCGCGTCACTTTTCACAGCCGTGTATTCTGACGTCCTTGCGAACTTCGGCGCGAGGCGAGTACCCGCGCGGAAGCTCTTGCACATCTGAATTGCCGCGCGGCGCGGAGCCGTTGAAATTGCGCTGCCGAGCGAATCGGCATAGACCTTAAGCGCCTCTTGGAAAGCCTTGGACGCCGCGCCGTCAATAGTCGCGGTCATCGAGACCATTACCGGCTCCTCGCGTTGCAAATGAAGACTTTATCGACGAGCTGGACGCGCGAGACGTTCATCTTCTCGCCGTCGAATGAAATGGTATCGCCAATCTGAGGCTCTACGTTCTCAATCCATGAGCCTTCGGGTATGGCAACAGTCCACGAGTAAACGTCTACTGGCGCATAGCCGTTCGCGTACTCGGTTTGCTTGCCGTTTGATGTGGCAAGGATGTCAACCGGCATATTGATGAATCTCGATCCGCGCTTGCCGGAAATCGTCGCCGCATATTTCGTGAGCGAATTGGAAAGCCCGATGTACCGCGACGCGCCCGCGCAGTCCGTGCGAACACTCGTCACGATTCGCGTGTGCTCTCCAAGCGTCGCTACGCTTCCCTTCGTAATTGTCGGGAAGTCAGACGCAAGGGAGAGGACGCGTACCTGTTCGGATGCGCCGAAGTCTGTCACTTCGTCCTCTCCCCGCGTGACCGAAGCCGCGCGCGTCACCATCGCGGACTCGTCGCCATGTGTGAGGCGCATCCGGCAATCGTCCATGAGACGGTCCCGGATGTTCCTTGCGGCGGCGGCGATGTACTCGCTCGGCTTGCGCATCATCGGATTCGGCCTTTCGATTGATCCTTACGAGCAGATGACGTCGAACGTCTTGTCCGTCGAGCCGACGGCAGCGGCAGTATAGCCGAGAAGGGTGTTGCTACCGGCCGTCTTCGTCACCTCGCCCGTCGAGTCGACGTAGACGGCAACGCCCGCGGCGGTCTCGCCGATGGCGTCCGCCGTCTCGACGTTGATTACCTCGCCGCGCTGCAAGACCTTCATCGTGCCGGGCTGGTTGGCGGGGATCGTCCACGTCGCAAGACAGAGGAGGCCCGCAACCTTCTTGATGGTGCCGACGGCGATCTCCGCCTCGGGCGTGATGTCGAGCGTGTCGCCGCACTTCACAAACTTCGTCATGGTTTTGTTCCTTTCAGATTTAGGTTGATTGGATTAGGGCGCGGCGACACGTTAGGCCGTCGCGCCCGTTGCGGTTTAGGCACCAGTCGAGTAGACCGCCGCCTTGAGCTCGCCAGCCGCCGCGCCGTAGTCGAAGTAGCAGCGCATCTGGATGCCGAGCTGGTTGAAGTCCGCCTCAGCCGTATCGACGACAGGCGTGGTGCGTCCATTGAGGAACGCGACGTCGACCAGCGGAAACGCCGAGTTGAACAGCCAGTAGGCCGTGCCGGAGCCGAGGAACTGCGACGTGATCGGCGCGAGAAGCCCGCGCATCACGTTGTTCTTGCCCTTCTCGCTCGACGTGCCGGTAATCTGCTCGCTCTGGTAGATGTTCAGCGCCGAGAGGTAGTTGGACGGCGAGGCGAGGATGACATTCGGCATCGCACCGAGATAGTCACCGTTCGTATCGGTGATGCCAAGCGCGAGCTGGTAGGCCGTAGCGAGATTGGCGACGTTCAGGGCGCCGGATGTATTCGCGCCGTAGTCTCCAGCCGTGCGGCTGACTGCGCCGAACACGTCCTTGTTGATCGTGCGGGCCGCCATCTGGCCGAAGCGCTCCGGGATCATCGACAGGACGCCGAGGTCGTCGTTGATGAGGTCTTCGCGCGTGATGCCGACAATGCTTCCCTTGGTGGCCGCCGCGAGGTCGCGGGACTCGTCCGAGAGCGAGACGTGCTTCAGCTCGCCGCCCTTGGCGAGAGGCTGGAGAACGCCGCCCATGACGAGGCGAACGCCCTTGACCGCCTTGAAGTCGGTGACCGGAATCTCGCGCGACACCTTGCGCCAATCCTCGCCGACAGCGCCGAAGCCCGCGAGAACGAACTTGTGCGCGACGTTGGAGAGGACGTTCGGGATGTCCGCCGTCGAGAACGCGGCCTTGATCGCCTTCGTCATCGACGCGTTGTCGCCCGGACGGTAGATGTAGCCGAACGCGGCGAAGACGTCGCTCAAACGGTTCACGCCGAGGTCGTGCGCGGCGTCGAGGTCAACGCCCTTGAACTGCGCTTCGACAGTCTTATCCGCCATCGCGGCACCCATGCACGCAGCGGCAGTGACTGTCTTCGCGTCCTTCGGCGCGGCGGCCCTGAGGTCAATGATGCTCGGCGCTTCGGGGCGGGCGGCCTGCACGGCCTTCGCCTTCTCGGCGCGTAGGCACTCGAGCTCGGCCTTCTCGGCCGTCCAGCCTTCCTTCACGGCCTTCGCCATGATGTCCTCGTGGCCCTTGCAGGCCTCAATGACGGAGGCAACGCGCTCGCGCTCAGCGTTCGCAGCCGCCTCCACGGTGACGGCCTCTGCGGACTTCGCCGCTTCGACCGGAGTCTTCTTCGGATCCATGATGGATTCCTCCTTTTTGGGTTGTGAGGCGGCGGCGATAGCCGTCGCGGTGGAATTGTCCGCACCGAGCGGAACAATAGAAACTTCATTCAGCACGCCAGCGCGGACGATGTAGCACTCGCCATCTACCTCCGTGCCGTTTAATATGGCCTTTGTGTCTTTGTCGATATAAAGCACATCGGAGGGCGAGATGCCCACGGACGCCTGAAACTTGAATCCCGCCTTCGCGAGTTCGTGAACCTTCTTCGCGGTTTCACTGACGGGCATGAATTCTGCATCAACGATGAGGGATGTACCTTCACACCTAATCTTCTTCGCTTGCCCGCAGATGGCGTCAATGTCGTGCGAATCGTGCAAGCAGAGAATCGGGATGGCGTTGTCTTCGCGCCACGTCACGCCAGCAAGCTCGATGCCGACGGGGATGCCCCATCCGACGTTCATCAATCCGCCGTTGTAGGCGTTGATCGTCATAGCCTTGTTGCCGCCCTCGACGGGATTGCCCTCAGCGTCCTTCGCCGCAACGAGCGCAACCGTGCCAGTCGCCGTGATTGTTTTCTTCTTCAACTCTTCAATGTCAGTCGGCATTGTTAGCCTCCTTCTGCTTCTGCTGTTTGTTCGTGTTCTTTGACTTCTGCGTCTTCCCCTGCGTCGCGGCGGACTTCTCCGCCTCATGCTGGACCATGTCCTCTGTCGGCGCGGGCGTCGTCGCGGCGCCTCCGCGCGTCAAGATGGGGCAAGGCGTCGACTCGTCGAGACCATTAGCCTTGCACTTCTCCTTCCACGACTTGATGATGTGGATGTACTCGTCGACAATCTGGTCTGTCTCGCGCTTCCAGTCCGCACCCTTGCCCGCGTAGTAGGTCTGCCGCGAGAGCGTGCCGTTGCCGAGACGCGTATTGTCCGCGCTCGCGTCCTTCATCACGTCGTTGTTCCGGCGCTCCTTGAAGAGCCACTCGGTCTTGCGGAGGGCGGAGAGTGTCCGACCGTCGATACGGTTGATTGCGGCGTACTCCTCAAGCCACGCGAAGAAAATACGGTCGAGGACCGTGACTGACAAGCGGGAACGCACATCGTCGATGTGGTCGCCGTAGGTCATGTGGTCCAGCTTCGCCGATGCGAAATTATGCTGGGAAGAGTCGCACATCGCGATATTGACCGGCATGCACAAACACGCCGCCATCTCCGCAACAAGCGAACGGCAGAACGAGTCGTAGAGCGTCGTCGGCTGCTCGGCCTTCATCTGCGAAATGTTCCAGCCCTCGGGAATAGTCACAAAGGAGCCGCGCTGCATCTGGAAGACCGCGCCCGCCTTAACGTCCGCCGCGCACTTGCCAATAGGCTGTCCGTTATCGAAATACTCGGGCACCTGGTCCGTGTGCAGGATGCCCGAAATCGACGCCGCGTTGATGGCCGTCTCAGCAACAGACGCGCGATATGACTTCTGGAGCGCGGGGATGTCAAGTGCTGAGACGAAATCCGAAACGCCGCGCACCTGTTCAGGGCGAATCGTGTCGAAGTAGTGGATGACGAACTTCGCGGCCTTCCAGTCTCCCGCGCGCCACTTGATACGCGAGATGTCGCGAACATCTCCAGGGTGATAGGCGAGTACGCGGTAAAATGTCGGATGGTGATTCTTCGAGAAGCGGATGCCGTCGATCTCATCGTCGCGGTTCGCCAGACGCCACGATTCGACGCGATCACACTCAAACGGCATGACGTTTAGCGTGACTCGGTT